CATCAAAGTTTCTAAGAGAGAAATGATAATGAGTCTTAAATTCATAAGCGAAGCTACCAACAATTTCGCCATTCTCGCTAAGCTTACGAATTGTAACAAAGGGAGTATTCTTTCCATACTCTGCACCATTAGAAATAGTAATAGCTGCAGTACCAGAAGGAACACCTACAGAATTATATGCTACAGGATCCTTCATGAACAGCTCGATCTCGTTCTTAAGCATACGAGCCTTAGTGTGGGACAGATAGATGGTAATTCCATTGTCCATATCGAAGGATACCTCGTCGTTACCTGTCTGCTTTCTAGGATAAATACCGATACAGAGGCTATTTTTCCAGAATCTGAAATTCAAACAAGTAGCGTCTACTTCGGATTCAGCGTTATTCATACGATAAGAGTATACAGTAACGCCAGGGTCGTTAGACTTTGCAGTCTGATTGTTGTTGTAAGTTCCAAATGCCATGATTTGTTTCTCCTTTATTATTTATAAAAATTTATTTATTTGTTTTAGATTGGTTAACTAATTAAAGTGATTTGAAAACGTCAGTTACAATATCTAGCATTTTCTTTTCACTATGGTAGATTTCAAACTTTCCACCATTCTTCTTTATAATATCTCCAATAGCTTCATAAGACTTCTTAGTTTTATCATCAAGCTTACCGAATTCATCATAGATTACAAGAAATGTCTTACTATAATGAGAAGCTTCAGTAGCTTCTACAAATGAGTAAGGTCCTACATGATCTCCTACAATCACTACAAAAAGATTCAGTTTAGCATCTGCTTTAACTTCATCCTCTTTAGCAATGCATTCTGGGGTCCAATTAGGTACAATAGGATTAAAGAGCTCGTACTCTTTCTTCTTTTTATCATCAGACTGCTTCCAAAGTTCAATAAACTGCTCTCTCCAATCTGAGTTTACAGTACCACCAAGGAAGATCTGATTTGATTTAGGTTTAAAGTTCTTTGCTGTGAAAATAAGTTCTTTAGTAGAAAATCCAGCTGCTTTAGGATGTCCTCCACCACCAAATTTTTCAGCAAATGTTTTAGCATTAAAGGAGCAATGCTCATCTGCATAAACAGAGTACTCCCACTTTCCAGATTTGCCACTATAATTGAACAGAATTGCCTGTCCATATCTAGCAAGCTCATCTGCAAAGTTCCAGCTATTGCCAGTTGCATTCTTACAGATAAACTTGGTTCCATCAATTACATATGTAAATGTATCTTCAAGTTCTCTATCATAACGCATTCCAATATATGCTTGTACAGTCTTTCCCTTATTAACGATTTCTTCTACATATTCAACATCGGTTAGGATATCCCATACAGCATTATTAAATTTAGGGCTTTCAGTGTCTTCATCGATACAGATACTTGTATCAGTAAGTTCAGCACCAAGAATAAACTGATCGCTACGTTTGTCCATTTTCTTCCAACAATCGTAGTCATCGACAAAATAAAGCCATAACGGAATTGCAATATCATATTCATGATAAACCCCATCAGCTTTATTCTTTTTATTTGTTTTAGAAGCCATTACTTTAATAGCGCCTTTTGCACCATAAGCAGCTTCAATAAGGTATTCTTCATCTTCTTCAATATGCCTAATCTGCTGTAATTCATTCTGAGGGCATTTGAAAAAAGAATAGACAAGTGCGGCACCACATGCGCACTTGGAAACAAAATACGTTAAGTTACTAATAGCTTGCAATTCGTCTTTATGCTTCTCAATTACGTCTAGTGATGATGCGTGATGATCAATCCATGTTACAGTTCTTGCAGTTTTACAAAGTTCAATTAGTTGATCATAAGTCGAGTGGCTAATTGAAAAGTCTACAACAAATACATCATCTTTAGCGGTATGCTTATCAAATTTGCTGTTGTAGTCCATCATGATATAATCACTCGGATGATCTTCAATTGCTGCTGGTTTCATTGTATGAACTAACCAACCAGCTGTTTTTCCATCCATGTCATTGTGATGATAAACAATCATAATTTTCCTCCATTTTAATATCTCATAGATAATATATGATTATTTTGTAGTTACTTCTCTATTAAAATATTACTTGAACTTAATAATAAAATAGGAGGGAATGATATGAATGATATTATAAATTTCTATGATAAAATGGATTTAAAATATCCTGAAATAGGAATAGCTATACAGGATATAGATAGAAGAAATCCAGGAATGGTAAAGTTTATTATTCCTATTCTAACGCCGAATCTAGATAGCTCTAAAGCATTTAATAAGACTATCTATCAGAATAAAAATAATTTAAAGAATAAAGCTATTGCATTTGATATCAAAAATATATCTCTTACAAATTATGTCATCATTCCTATGCCTAAGGAAGTTTGTATGTCATATGATATGGAAGAAGATCCTATTATTCCATCTGGCTCTAAATGGATCTTATCTTTCATTGGTGGAGATATAACAAAACCAAGGCCTATTGCTAGATATCTTGAAATGTAAACAAATCGAATACAGCTGGAGAACGCGCTCCAGCTGTATTCTTTTTTGCGGTAAAATAATTTACGGAGGAGAAATCAACAACAATGAAAAGAAAACCATCACGTCTCACCACATGGAGGTTCAGAAATTATGACAAAGGCAGTAAGTTCATCATAATTAATTTATTGTTAATATCTATTCTCCACAATGTCGGGATAACTTACGAAAAGTCCGTAAGATTTATGCTTGTAAACAACTGTAGAAGAAAGTTTATCGCGAAGAGCAACAAACTTATCATATGCAGTATTCCACTTGCCAAGCTCGAACTCATCACAGTTCTGAGAGTTACGATATTCGTCACAAATAGAAATATTGCTATTGATCTGCCTCATAAGGTAAAGAGCATCATCTTCATCTTCTACATTCTTAACCTGCATTGCAAGTTCATAATAAGCAGAATCGATCATCTTAAGGTTCTTCATTCTCATTTTTCTAAGAATCTTCTGTCCCACAGATTCCTTACCAGCCGATTCGCTAAATATCATATCATCATCGATTCTCTGAATACGACGATATACATTACCAATCTCAAGCTTTTCAAGTCTAGAGCCGGTCATTGCCTTCATATCAGCAAGAGTCTTCATAGCTCCAATACGCTGAAGCTTGATCTGGCGGTATAGACTAAGAGTCCAGCTAAAGATAATAAACTTGCTAGTCTCGCTATTCTCATAAAGCTTCATATTGCCATTATTGATCTTTCTATATGCATCTACGAGATCTTCTTCCATTCCATATGCATTAATAAATTCATCATTGTAAATCTCAGCAACATCGGAAGTATAGAAGATAGAATCACACTTAGAAAGATAATCTTTCAGTCCATATGCAAGAATCTCTTTATAATGGATAGACTGGGATACACGAATATGATCTTTATTGTTAGCCAGATAGATATTGAGGGCATTGCGAGCATTCTCGATAGGAGTAGAATCTCCAGTAAGATGATTAACTTCTCTAAGAAGAAGCGCTGTAAGTCCTCTTACAGAAATATCGGTAACAGGATCGAAGAGTTTAGAATCAAACTCGACAAGATAGCTGCTAATACGATACTTCTCTTCATCATTGGCCAAATATCCATAAATTTCATCAGCATCAATCATAGGAATAATCTTAATGCCGAAATACATATTGTCATTATTTGTTGTATATAGAACCTCTTTACACTCAGAATCTGTAAAGAAACGATTTAATTCATTCTTTAAAGATCTAAGATCTTCAGGCTCCACAGAAGTAGTCTGATCTTTCATTCTAGCAAATACAGAATGAAAGACAGAAAAGTCGTACATAATTTCGCTCATGTTTATATCCTCCATTTGATTTATAGAGTATCTGATCTTTAATCAATTATTTAATAGTTGACTCAAGCAAATAACAAAAGGAAGAGAGCCGAAGCTCTCTTCCTAGTGTTTTATGATATATTCAGACTACAGGAGGTGTCAGAATTACTTCATAAGGTTAAAGTCGCTCATGTAACGGCCACCAATGGGATCAGTGTTGGGAGCGATATCAGTGAGACCAGTGGGGTTAAGGATCTGGATACGACCCTGAACAGGCTGATACTCAACGAACTGCCAACGCTCGAACGCATGGATAGCGGGAAGAGCGGGATTAGCCATGTTACGGATCTCGTTCGATACATACATCTGGTAATCGTAGATTCTATATACGATACGGTCAGTATTTCTGGGGCAAAGAACGATAATCAGATTGGGATTTCCACGGAGCTTATCAGATGCGATAAACTGGTATACTCTCTTATCGGACGTAACAACAGTCTTAACGAAATCGAGCTCAACAGGACCGATGTTGGAGGGAGTCTGGTAGGTATACTCAGTAGGAGTAATCTTACGAACCAGATCAGGAGATCCAAAGATAGATACGGTCATGTTAGGATCGTTAAGAACCTGGAAGAGACCCGTGGTAACGGAATCCAGGTAATCCATGAACGTCTTATGTCTCCACTCAACGTGATCAAGAGCATAGCTTCCACGAGGAGCGAAGTCGAACGTGGTTGCGAACTTGCAATCATCGGGCATAGTCTTGAAGGAATCATCAAGCTTAGTCTTGATAGAGGTATCCTTGTACTCGCCGAGAACAGTCTTCATGAGCGAGAGGATCTTGGACAACTGATTTACATTGTAAAGAGCAGAGATGTCCTTAACTTCCTCAGGAGATACAGTGGTGTTGATGGGGTTAGCGCTGGGGATCTCAACGATATCAGTGCGAACCTTCCAACGAACGCTGCAGGTCTTAACCATAGCGGAAGAAGTATCAATACGAGCGCTAAGGCGAACGTCGGATACAAGGCCGCTGGTTCCATTAATAGCAAACTTATTGTTCTTCATGTATCCAGTGAGGACATCCTTAAGAACAACAGTCTTAGTGGGATCTGTTGCATCCTTAGAGTTTACAACAACCTCATCAGCAAGAACACGGTCGATCTCGCCGTAGGAAGGAGTAAACTTGATTCTTACAGGCATCCAGAAGCTGTACTCGCCATCTGCATCGACAGCAGCACCGGTCTCGGGGTTGATATCACCAGCCTGGAGATATACACCGTTAACCTTAACAGCGGAGATGTAAGTATCGATCGAGAGGTTATCCTCCTCAGTTGCACCGATAGTTGCAAGAACATCGGTAGCGCCTTCCATCTGAGGAAGAGTCATATCGATAGAAGTAAAGGGTGCAGTAGAAGCGATTGCATCGTGAATCTTATACTGCTCCTTGAACATATCGATCTCTTCACCAGCGGGAGTAACGAGAATTCTCTTCTCCATAGACATGGTGAACTTAGGCTCACGTGCAACGAACTTGGGAATAGCACCCTTGTCGAAGACGTTGTTCATCATGATATTCTTATGAAGCGGGAAGGTCATGCCGATTACAGGGTTCATGGAGCCCATGTAAGCGTGCTCGAGCACTGCCTCTTTATCATTCTCGAACTGTGCTACAGCCATGTCCTCAGCGTCCTCGCACAATGCTGCTGCATGTGCAGGATCAACCTTATCGAACTCGGCCGTATCAAAGGAATTCTCAACATAGAAGTTTTTCAGGGCATTGCAAGCAGAACCGATCTGAAGTGCCTTGAAGGGCTCAGTATACAGATCTACGCCTTCTGCAAGAATGCTGTTAGCGCATTCCTGGAAGCTCTTAGCAAAAGAGTAGATAGAATCTCTCTCATAGCCTCTGCCCAGGGTTGCGGTATTTTTGCGATTACCAACAATAGGCATATTAAATGCTCCTTTCTATTAAGCTTAATAAAATTGCGTTATGAAATATGCCGCGCAATGCGAACAATATTTTTACCATGATGTTATTATTCTTCAAAACCTAAGAAGGTGTAATTATTCACCTTTTTTGTTCATTTCTTCAAGAATATCGTTAATTCCATTCAAAACTGCAAGAAATTTGTTGTAATTAACAAGGTTCTCTATATATGACTTAGTTTTATATACAGAATTTATATAATCGGTTAGCATATCTCTGAGATTTGAGAGGGTATTAGATACATATTTAATGATCTCAAAATTTTCCTCTGCTACAGCTACATCGCCAATCCGATCTATAACTGAAGTTGTGGTATCAAACATCTCGAGGTATCTATTCTTAAGCTCTTTATGCTTGATATCAAGTTGTTCGGGAGTAAGATTTTCATAAAGATCCTCTTCCTCCTCCTTATGTTCGTCAACCTCTGAAGGCTGTTGGGGGTCATTTATTGGTGCACCACCAGCACCTTGTGGAGCTCCCCCATCTTCTGGTGGAACTTCCTGTGCTTCTCGATCGGCATCCATCTGAGTATAATCTACGGGCGGTTCTTCACCACCTTCTCCTTCAGCCGGAGTCTGTTCTTCACCCTGAGCGGGCTGTTCTTCAGTAGCATTGGTATCATCGACAGGCTGTTCAGCCTGTGTTGCAGATGCTTGATCCTCTGCTGTATAATCAGGAGTCTGTTCTTCTTCCCCAGGTTGGCCGTCGATTTCTGCTTCTCTAACAGGTTTAACCAAGGGTTTATAATTTGTGAAAAAGAAACCCATACTCTGCCTCCTTTTTCTATTTTAATTTAATCTAATGTTGAGCAAATACAAAAGGAAGGATCACTAGGATCCTTCCTTTAATTTATTATTCAGTTTTAATCTTGGTCCTTTGGAGCATCATAGTATTTCTGTCCGAGATCTACTTTCATTTTATATTTAATTCTTTGAAGCTGTCTTTCAAGATTTCTCTTTGTCATAAGAAGCTGTTTTAGTGCCTTCATATCATTCTTCTGCTCAGCAATCTGAATGTATTTATCGCACATCTTCATTTCAATCTCAATTTCATCGATAACCATCTGACGCTCTTTAGACTTAAACTTAGCAGAAACTCCAAGATAACCAAGAGTTCCAATTACTGCAATAGCAGGATGGATGAAGAACGAAAGTCCAGCATTAACGATAGCCATTTTAATAACTTTAGAAGCAGACGGGAGAATTCTTCCTTTAATAATAGCTTCTCTATTATCATTAGTAAGAGCATCCTCTACACCTTTCTTCATATTATTAACACTAAGGTCAATAGTCTGAGACATTTGTCTATCCTTATCTTTAAGTCCAGTCATTGCTTTTCTCAATTTCATAGAAGCTAATTTCAATGTATTAGAAATAGAAGCCTCCATAAGAGGAGAAGTTTCATTAGCATTGACTGTACTAAGGAGTTGAATTCCTTGAATTGCTTCACAAATAGAATCCATTTCCATCTTTCCTTGGAATACTGTCATAGCAGAGCTTTCATCATCAGGTCTAATCTGTTCAAGAATATTAAGAGCAGAGTGGATAGAGCTAATTCTTACAGATCTTGCTACAGTGCTCTCAAGAGTAATTTTATTTTTTCTAATATTAGAAAGCACAGACTCGAGAGATATTTTCATGATATCTTTATGGAAATCCTGAGGATATTTTGCACCAAGATAAGCAAGATCAAGCATTGCATCATTATCCGCGTTCTCCATAATTGAGAATATCATATCTTCAGTAATAGGATTAGAGTTATAAGCTCTTAATACATCTTCAAGAACAGATCCGATATGGGTGGTTGCTTTGCAGATGTCTGCAAATTCATTAAATTCTCCAAAATCAAAATCATCAAGAAGATCATCATCTAATCCATTGGTATCTATGTCACTTGTATCGAGATCATCATCTGATCCGATATTGTCATACATCTGATCCTGCTCTTCATCTGTGAGAAGTTCAGAATGGTACATATCTAGTTTAACAAGAGCTTTCTCAAGAGCATCTTTATACTTCTCGAGTTTCTCTTTTTCATCCTTATCATTAGTAGAACTAATTTTCTTTTCGGTTGCTTTAATTTCGTGCTCAAAGCATTTAATCATCTTAGCAACTTCTTTGCGTTCTACATGCAGCGAGATAAATTTATCAGCAATAAATCCAACAGCTGCAACTACAGGTCCAATAAACGGAATAGCTACACTGCCAACAATGAGGAAGGATCTAAGCCACTTGAGTAGATTAGGTGTCTCCTCAATAATATTTGTCACATTGTTAGAATATAGCTTAGTAATCAACCCTTTAAGCTTGTTCTCGGGTTTGTCTGTCTTAGCAAGTTCTTCCTCTTTGAACTTGTTGAAAATATCTTCGAACTCTTTACTTTCTTTAACAGGAATGCTAATATTATTATCACCATAATGCCTTTGGAGCAACTGATCGATAGGCTCTTCGGTCTGTTCTGGTTCGTCTTCCATGAGAATATCGATGTTGCCCATATCCTCATTTTTATCAAAGAATAAAGTAGCCTCGAGAATTTCTTTACATGACTCACGTCCATCCGGCTTGAACAAGAAATAGTCGATAGCAGTTTCAAGAAGTTCAGACTTCTTGTAATCTATATTATTGGATTCAAATCCATAAAATGCGGTTTCAATGACAGTATTGAACTTAACGGCCGTAGGCATTTGATAAGTATCAATTCTATTACAAAGTTCAACAACGGTATCGCTGACACCGTTAACTCTTGTATTTTCATTGATCAGCACTTCGAGATTGAATCTCTTGGAAACTCTATTATAATTTTCAATAACTCTATCGCAATTAGCATAAATAATAGCTGCTTCGAGCATCTTAGTATATGCTTCTACCATTGCCTGATCCTTTTCTTGATCTTGAGGAATAGGAGCTTGGGGCTTATCGGCTACAGGATGAGGCTGTACCGGAGGAGCAATAATATGCGGTTGCAGCTTATGCTGAGCAACCGTTAATCTCCTTTTAAGCAATGTTTGAGTGTGTTTTGCATCTCTAACTTTTCCGATGCCTTCATTAGCAATAAATAATCCAACTTTAGAAATTTCAGATACATTGGCTTTTTCAGAAAATGCCTGATACATATCTAAAATCTGATATAGATTTACCTCATTACAGCTTGTGATCTTAGTTTCAATCATTCTTTTCAGATCAGCAGTTCTCATTGATTTCATTCCCCGCCAATCTAAATTATGTTGTTCTCTAAATGAGCTGGTTGGCGCAGTAAGATTTTGCATTCTTTTACGAATATCGCTCATTAAAACTTGTCTCATTGATGCCGCCTCCCTAATTTAATTTAATTATAAGTTAGCGCCTAAGTAGATCAAAATAGATTGAGTTACAAAAAAAATAAAGATGGGCAGGACTTAGGGCCCTGCCCATAATCTACCGATTAAATATACCAACCACGAGGAGTATAAGTTACCTCGGGCTCGGGATAGTTTGCCTTATCATCACAAGCGCAGTCGATACAACAGTGCTTTTTATCATTAACAGCTGCTTGTCTTTCAAGAGCTCTATCCATAAGATCCTTCATAATATGATATCCTTCGACAAGAGCTCCGGGGTTAGAAATCGGAACAAGAATTGCAGAAGGTCTTTCTGCATTTCCAATAATACATGCCTCTGTTACGGGACCGAGATCGTGAGTGCTACTATCTTCACCAATACCACAATATCTCAAACCATTATTGAGAGTATTTACGATAAGAGTAGAAGTCTTACCAGCCTCAGTAATCGGAACTGCAGGAATAATTGCCGCAAAACGGCTATCATTATAACCCTTAATATGACCATCAAGGGTATTTACCATACCATTATCAGAAAGGATTGCATGAGCCACATCCATTCTTTCCATATAAGGATACAATCTCTCGACTACATCATAAGGATCGATGGGATTATTAAAGAAATCCATGGGTTCATAAGGTGCTACGACCATCTCGGCTGCACATGCCTCACATTTTTCAAGTTCAGCAGGATCAATTCGATTAATCGCTTCTGCGGGAACCTGAATTACTTTTGCTTTAAGCTTTCTTTTCATAGTTTAATTCTCCTTTAATGAATTAAGTATTTTTAATTGGAAGTTGACCTTCCATTACTTTTATAATATATACTCAAAAATTAATTATACAAAAGAAAGTCCGAGAATCCTGCTCTGGATTCTCGGAAGAAAGGTGCCCACATGCTGCTATATGCCAAAACAACACTCGGAGGTAACAACGGAATCTGAATAACACCGTCATTGATATGTTATATTATGATAAAAATATTCCGGATGGGCGTCAACCATCCGGAATACCAGGCCCTGTTAAATAAGGGTCCTTACATACGACACAACGCCTCGGAAAATATTATGCCTTTCTTTAGTGCAACAACTCACTAGAAAGGCATGTCGGGCCGCCTCTTCTCTTATGATGCCCCATTCACACACCATAAGAGTCCATAATCAAGCTTTAATTAAGTAGCGCTTTGTATATAAAACCCCAACGAGGTCAGCTTTATATACTATTGATTATTTAAGCACCACCAAAAACAATCAATCATTGCACTACTTATATTTTTGTTGACATTGCAGTAACTTATTACCTCAATAAATTGAATGCTTGTTTCAACATATCGGTAAATGAAAATAGGAGGTTGCTTATAATGCCTAACAATATTCCTACGATTGGATACGTTATTCTTGAAAGCGCACCTCTGGAGGCTCCTGAGGTTAGCGTTATTTCTGATACCGGAAATAGAGTAATCGGTGAAGGAGTTATCCAGGAAGCCGAAGAAGAAAATAGAAATGGTCGTTGCTATCTTCATAACGACCTGCTTAGAGAAATCCAGTGTCCTAGAACAATGGAGCTTCTTACTACTGGAAATATGTTTGCTGAAAATGGTCACCCGATGGATATGTCGATGGCTAGACAGCAGACTATCGATCCCAATAACAGAGTTGCTAGATTCCTTAAGATTTGGATGGAAGGCAATAAAGTTATGGCGCAATTTAAAGGGTCTAATGACCCCAAGGGTGAATCTTTCGATCAGGACCTTCGTGAAGGGTTGAAACCTAGCTGGTCGCTTAGAGCTCTTGGATCTCTCAATAACATTAGGGGTAGAAATGTAGTCGAAAATCTTCGTGTAATCACTTGGGATAGAGTTATTTATCCTTCTCATCCTGGTGCTTATACAACCCGTCTTGTAACCGAGTCTGCAGCATATGCTAATGAGATTGCTCATATCGAAAGAGTCAATGAAAACGGCTGTCTCATTCCGATTACAAACGATAGCATTCTCTCGTATCTTAAGACAGAGTCTGCTAATATCAAGAGTCTTCTTTCTCAGATTGATTTTCTTTACGAGTCTGCTACTATCGTAAGAGGAAATCAGGTTCGTCTCGTTGCAAAGAATGGTGATATCTTCGTGGTTAACCTCGAGAGTCATATTTCTAACGAGATTCAGGCATACTGCAAAAAGATGATCTGACACTGCAATACAAGGAATCTGTAAACGATTCCTTGTATTCTTTTAGCTCGTTAAAAGGGTCAACTTATAAATAATATAATTACTCAAATTCCTCAATGAAAGGAGGAAAATAGTTATGGCTGTAATGCGTAATAGAACTCAAACGACTATCTATTACCATATGAGTACTACTAACAAAAGTTTCTTAGAGATGTATAAATATCTCGAGAATACTGGTGTTAAGAACTGCAAATTTATGCTTGTTCTTCTTGATCCTGATTTGGCTAGAGTAGATCCGTATGATCCTAAGCTTCCTCAGGTTATGAAGAGAAAGATTTTAAGAGAATGTATATATAATCCATGGTACTTCTTTAGAGAAATTGTAAGAATCCCGGACTCTGGTCAAGCCACAGGTGTTAAGTTTCAGCTTACTCGTGGAAATCTAGCTCTGCTATTCTGCTTGATGCTCAATCTAAATATATTCTTGGAGCAACCTCGTCAGACTGGTAAGACAATTTCATCTCTATGCTGGTATCTATACCTCTTTAACTTTGGTACTGCAAATGCCGAAATGTCCTTCTTGAATAAGAAGTTTGAAGACTCTAAACTCAACCTTCAACGTATTAAGGATATTAGATCTTTGCTACCAAGCTATCTTAAAATGGATGAAGCATTTGCTCCTGATGGATCTCGTATTAAGGGTAAAAATAACATTGAGAGCATGCAGCATCCTATCAACAGAAATAATATCAGAACTGTCGCATCTGCAAGATCTAAGGTTGCAGCAGCAAGTCTGATGCGTGGTCGTACGACACCTATTATTTACATAGACGAGTATGGCTTTATTTTGTATAATGATGTCATTTATACAAACATGGTTCCTGCATTCAATACAGCAGCTAATAATGCTAAAAGAAATGGAACCCCTTATGGAATGCTTATTACAACAACGCCTGGTATGCTTACCACGGATGAAGGTGTCGAGGCATTCACTCTTAAGGAGTCGGCTACTCCTTTCAGTGAAAGATGGTATGATCTAAGCAATGACGAAATCATGAATATCGTTGCTAGTAATACCAACTCTAACTTTGTATATATTAAGTATACTTATCAGCAGCTTGGTAAATCCGAGCAATGGTTTAAAGATCTTTGTATCACAATGCGTAAGGATTGGGATGCAATCCGCCGTGAGGTTCTTCTTGAATGGTCGAATTCGTCCGAAAACTCTCCTTTCCGTGCAGAAGATCTTGATACTATCAAGGGATTACTTAAACAACCGCTTAATACAGTGCTCATGCTCAATAAATTCGAATTGAAGATATATGAGCAGATTAATCTAAAGTATCCGCCTATCATCGGTGTTGACGTCTCAGGAGGGTACCAAAGAGACTCGTCTGCTATTACTGTTATAGATTCTTATTCTACAAGAGTATGTGCTGAATTAAATAGTAACTTTATCTCTACTCCAGAACTTGCACAAGTTATCTACCATATTGTATCTCAATGGATGCCGAATGCAGTAGTAAATATCGAGCGCAATGGAGGCTTTGGATCATCTGTTATTGCACGTCTACTTCAAACTTCTATAAAGAAAAATCTTTGGTACACTATTAAAGATAAGATTGTAGAAGAAAGATTTAATGGGCCTACAGTACATCGCAGAACCCAAAAGACTAAAGTTTATGGATCTGACTCTACCAAACAAGAACGTGATGAACTCATGGAAATCTTACGCGATCGCGTAGAGTATCATAAAGATAAGATTATTTCTCCCACCATTTATCAAGAGCTCTGTGGTATGGAAGTTAAGAAAAGTGGTAAGATAGAGCATTCTACAAATACTCATGACGACCAAGTATTCTCCTGGCTCTGGGCGCTTTATATCTACTATAATGGCGGAGATTTGATGAATAACTGGGGGATCGAACGTAGAGTTCTTAAGACTGATGCGGATCTTGAAGAAGCTGTTGTCGATCTCTCTGAAAATGATAAGAGCATTACTCAGGAACTCGATCTTATAGAAGATGAAGAAGTTACTGAGCAGATGCAGGCTATACAGAATGCTCCCGGACGTATGGGTTATGAAGAATGGATGCGTTCTGAATCTGAAAAAGATGAGGCTGCCATGGATAAGCTCTTGGCTAATAAGGCTGTACAGAAATCTTTAGCTGAAAGATATCATGTTGTGGTACCTCAAACAAATAAATCAATACAGACTATTCCTACAGAAGTTTTCTTAGACTTTAATACTCCAGAAGAAGAAATTGAAGTTAGAAATAACGCAGTTCTTGTAGGTAATATGAGTAAATACTGGTAAGGAGGGTATTAATCATGCAAGCAAATAGGATGAATAAACTCCTAGATAAAATTGAACGTCGTCTTGGCGTTAAGCAATTAAACTTACCAGATTATCTTACAAAAGATAAATGGGCAGAAGAAGTAATTGCAAATGAAACTCTAGATACATTTAGTAGATACTTCCCTAATTCTATGCATATCAGAATGGATCTATCTCAGCGTAAATATAATGGATACTATCTCCTCGATGAATATGTGCCTGAAAGTGTAGAGATCCTTGGTGTAAGAGATATCGACTGGTCTCTCTTCTCTAGAGATAGCTTGAGGCTGCAGGAAGCTCAAGGATATGGTACTTATGATTTTATGACCAATAACTATGGCCTTGATGATATAGCTCTACTACAGATGAGAGCCGATCATATGTCTTTATTCAACAATCAGATCTTCGTTGAATTTAAGCCTCCGAATATGATTAAACTTTCTACAGTCACTGGAGCTGATATTACTCGTGGAATGAATAGTTGGCCTGTAGAGATTCTTATTAAGCATGCTCCTAATCTTATGACAATTCCACCTACAATGATGGAAATCTTTGAAGAGCTTGCTGAAACGGATGTGGCATCTTTTCTGTATCAGAACTTAAAATATTATGATGGTCTTGAAACAGTATATGCCTCTATTGATCTTAAAATGGGTGATCTTGAAACTAAAGCTTCTAGAAGAGAAGATATTGTTAATCGTCTTGATGAAGCACATGTTTCTGCAGCTAATACTCATCAACCTCTTATATTTACAATATAAAAAAAATAAAGACAGGTGCAAAGCTGCACCTGTCTTTACTTGTCGTTATGATTAAATATGCGAATGCTTCTTAAGATATCTTCTAATAGCGCAATCTATCTCAATAAGTTTCTTAGCACAATCTTGAGGTTCAAGAATTGCCTTTAGATGATATTTTTCTTTGTCTGTAACAGATTCGCATACAGGATATACATTTCTAACCGTTTTTGTTTTTAAAACACGGCCATATCTATCCCATTCTATTGCTTCTTCAGTATATTCTACAAGTTCAGCTTTAATTAACTCCATATCTAATAAAGCTGGCATATCGAATAACTGAAGCTCATACCGCCTAGCTCCAGTTTGCTTAATAGAGCTTTTAATGATTCCACCATAATTTTCTAAAACGCGTAGAAAATGGTTTATTAAGTATTCCACAATTTCAACCCTCCTATTAAATATACCGATGAACCATATCGATTACATTTAATATCTTGTTGAAATTATCATTTGGTAATAGATTATATACTATCTTTACATCAGCTTTCTTTTCGGCTGCAAGCCTTTTCATTTCTTCTCTCTGCTCATCGCTAGGAATAGCAGCTTTGAGAAATGCTTCTGGCGGATTTGAAAAGATAAGCTTAGCGTTTACAAATATATTGAAAGGACTGACGAGATTAGCCTTTTTATCATCTACATACATTTTACGCCATTCTATATCAGGATCCCATCTTGCTTGTGGAATGAAGAATCCAGATCCTGCAGCCTTAGACATATAAGGAATAGCTATAGAATTTGGCACAAACTCATAATATTCTACATTTGCATTAGTATATTGCAAATAATCCATCAGAAGTGGCAAATACTTATCCATAAAGGTCGTCTGAACCTTCCACATGTTTGCTATAGTAGGAAGATTTATTCCATACATGGAAGCCATAAAAGATTTATAAATAGTATCTATAAATTCTTCTGGCATAAATCCCATCTCCCCATCTTCTGCAGAAATTCCTACAATTTTAAATCCATCTTTATGAGATTGGATAAGATATTCTAAAGCAATATCTTCCTCTCCTTTGGTAAAGAGCCGATGTATAGGACTCTTTCCGACTTCGTCGCCTATATATTCGCGCATACATCAACCCTCCAATAGTTCGATATTATCTTTTGTGCCTCTTGGTGTTACAAATCTACCTTCAACACCTTCTGCTCCAGATTTAGATTCAATCATAGGAAGAGATCTGGGCTCTCCATTAATTAGCATCCTTCCCGTGCCAATTTCCGGACGTTGTAAATAATTAAGCAGTAATAATGCCGCTTGATACATATTGAAACATGAGATTGTATAGTACAAGCCCATCAATCTATCAAGAGTAATATCTACAAATGTAGAATTATCATTCAAGGTTAGTCTGATTCCAGGAACTTTATCAGCATTAGCAATACCTCTATCTATAATTACAGGCATAATATGTATATACTTACCCATAGGAAGATTGCCAATATTAAATTCAGGAATCGGCGATGTAAGAATCAATTCGCCTTTGTTTGTAGCAAACAGATTCTTGTATTTTGTATCTGTAAACCAAGATATTGCTGTTTCCAATCCTTGCTTTACCATCATATATTCTTGGGGGCCTATTCTAATAAACAACTTAGACCCATTTATATCTTTTTGAATTGTCTCAATAGAGAGATAGTAATCAAAACTTCTCTTTATAGAAACTGCTGTGGGCATTTCTGGGACACCCTTCATTGGATATTCATATTCTTTATGAAAATAATATCTCTTTCCATTAGAAACCTTAGAAAGCGATACATTAAATTTTAAAATTAGATTAGGTCCAATGACATATACGTCATCAGATATTTTATCTATTTTAAAGAACTCCATAGGTTCAATTAGTTCTTTAGCCATATTTCATTCTCCTTAAATCTTGTTACTTACAAGTTGACGAAGGATTAAAAAATAATTCGGGAGAGGAAAACCTCTCCCGAATTTTCCCATCGTCGAATAATTATATTATTTTTCAGACAGGGCTGTAGTTCCATCGGCTCTGAATTCGAGTTTAATCGTCTTCATTGCCATGCAAGGACCGCAGAAGCGATAAGGTGTTCCGGCAGTGGTAAGAATAAATGCCTTTGTTTCCTTATCATATTTGTCGAATCTGAAACGTGCTTTAGGATCTCTTTCGAGTGCTTTCTTAAAGACGTCCGCTTTTGCCGCTGCCAACAATCTGTTACGAACAGCCTTTCTAGAATCACTGTTCATATTATTTGTAGGCATGGTAATAAGTGCCACGTACTTGTTCAATTCAAGCAAATCTTTGGTGTACATTCTGCTCGGTTCGAGCGCTTGATATCCACCAGTAAAGAGATCTTTGAACAACTTCTCATTGAAGACGTTATTCTTGCTCTTAGATCTTTCCTCAGAGTCCTTAGGACTTACAAGGATAAGATACATCTGCATATCTTCATATGCCATCATGGTAGGATCTCCGATCAAGATCTTTGCTCTGCGATCAATAATCTTACCAGTATCAATCGTAAAGCTCTTGTACGGATTAGGTCTGTTTACATCGTTAGCTGTAAAGGTAAGGCATGTAATCAGACCGCTGGGTTTGCCGTTGCTTCCAGGACGCATATCATACTTGACCTGTGCCCCACACTCTCGTGCAACTCTTTCGATATCGCCAAGATACTTGTACTGAGAAATCAGCTCGCTGTTGTCGAACTTAGCCTCAGGGGTGGGAGCCGCTTCTGCCTTAGGAAGTTCCTGAATCATATCAGGAGTCTTTCGCACAGTAGGTTCCTTCACATCCGGTTTAACTATGAGATCAAGATCTACATCAACCTTTGCAGGTTCTGCTTTCTTTACCTCAGTCTTCGGCTTGGGAGGATTATCGACCTTATGACGTCCCTTTCCAGGAACGATAGGTTGCTGCTGTGCCTGAGCTACCTGAGCAGGATTCTGCTGCGGGTTCATAGGCTGCTGCATCATGGGATTGGGCTGTCCCATGAAAGGAGGTCTCATTTCCTGCTGAGCCTGATTGTAAGACATATACGAATCAGGAGTTACAGGTTTATAGAAACCAGGATCGGGCATGACCTTTTCCTCTTCCTTCTTAACAAAGGAACTGAAGTCCACGTTCATAGGACCGGGTCTTACCATTGTGGATGCTGCACCCATTGCAGCTTCTGCCATTTCTTCTACGATTGTTTTCGTAAAAGGCTTTTCAGCTTCTGTATCTTTGTCAGAAGTCTGCTTTGCTGCCTCTGTAGCAGCTTCGGTTTCGGACTTAACCTCGAAGTCCTCGGGATTGATCTCGATAGTGCTGGAGTCTTTATCACTGCCAACAGTCGAGGTCTTAGTAGTGGAGTTCTTATTATCTTCAGCGGCCTCAGCCTTGTCATCATTCTGACTCTCGGCTGTACGAGAAGCGCGAAGATCTTCCAACTCCTTTTCGGAAATGTAGCTCGAGAATGCAGGTACATTTGCCTTGCGCTCAAGCCAGATTCTAGCAAATACGTTCATAATCTAGAATCTCCTTTCGTTGAAAAGATATAGAAGACAGATCGATATCTGTCTTCTATTCACTTTTATATTATATCCTTAAAAATATCTTTCTTTACGATTCTTTCAGATCTAACGGATCATCAAATTCCATGGGCTGAATTAGAGTTTCTCGAGATATTTTTATATCATTACATCTCTTTTCTAACTCAGATCCTGTAAGATTGATCTCTACGCAATCTGTCGCATATTTCTTAAATACTGGTTTCTTGAATTCATAAAACTTCTTTGTATGAAAGAATCCAGTATCTACGATATCTTTATAAAGAGTATTAGGATCTCTTGTGCGCCCAAGCGTCTGCTGTGCCAATACTTTAGACTTAAAGGGCTCTGCAAGGTTTACAGTTTCTACAAGGCCTTTAATATCCATTGCTGCTCCAGCACTCTTAGTTGTACTAATGATTATCTTCTTTTGAAGCTCTAGGGGTTTCTTATCAGGAGGTACAATGCTTGTGTATACTCCAACTTGGCCTATAAGCTCAGGGAAACTTTCATATATAAGATCTCTTACATATAGAATTGCTTCATTAGTCCCTACGTAAAACAGATGCTTTCCAGGCTTCTTTAAAGCCATATTTACTAAGACTATAAGAAGCTTTTTAAACTCTGCAGAATGAACTAAATAATCTGTATAAACAGTACGATTCAATCCGTAATTATTCTTACATCTTCCAGCTTCAACCGGAGTAGGATTTGAATTAAATCGAATTGCAGCATACTTTGTATGAGGATCATTCTCACCATCAAATAGATTGATCTTTGGTACATTCTTGAAATAGTAGTTAAAGATAATATTCTCTCCGGCATCGCTTCGTCCAGGAGTTGCTGTAAGATAATAAGTGATAAAGCTATTTGAATAGCAATCAATCTGAAACATAGAATCGAAGTTCAGATGTGCTTCATCATAAAACTTTACTCCTATTTGGCAATGTCTAAAAAATTCTCTAATCTTATCCCATCCTTGTTTATCTCCAATACTTTTTATGGTCGAATGCGTAGATAGGATTACTTTATATTTAGATACGTCTCTATTTAATAGCTTCATCAATGAAGGGGCCCCAGAAATAAAATAAATTTCATCTTCAGTAATATTTGTATATTCCATGAAGAATTTCTTCCATTGCTCAAGCCATCCAACATTGTTTGTTATTACCATAGATCTGAATCCAAGATATGCTGCTACGGCAATAGCACAATAAGTCTTTCCCTTACCAGTATTTAGATTTACAGACATCATTGTGCTGGTCTCATTTCTAAAATATTTATCCATGCTAAGCATAAATTTGATAGCTTCTTTTTGTGTATCATCTCTCGGTTTATACTTAAGCATAATAGGTCCTACATCTCCAGTAGGATCCATACTAGAATCTACTATAGGTTCAGACTGTAATAATCTTTCTATATATCCGATATCAATACCTCTCGGAAGCATCAATATCTTATTTTCTTCATCATAAATCATTCCTTTTGGGAATCTTTTGTGATAAGTCATATCATAAATCGAAAACATTTTTTCAATTTGAGGACAATCACCCATTGTATAATTATTGACCTCTATGTGAGTTCGATAGATGACGATTTTATTCATAATTATCACCTCATTAATTTGTTCAAGCTTCTATATAAACCTAAAATGGACTAATTAGAAAAAAAAAAGAAACAGCTCTCGAAAGGACTGTTTCTTTTCTGAATTTATCAGATTACATAATGCTGATAATATCCTTGAAAGCTCCGATAAGCTTATCAAAATTCTTTTCGGTGCGCTTTCCATAGATATCGATTACTGCATCTGCAAATTCAGGATACTGATTGAAGATGTCGAGCCATTTAGCCTTTTTCTCGGCCATAGCTTCAGGCGACTCTTCCTGCATAAAGGGGTCTACGAGGACCTTCTTGTCGATGTTCTGGTTGTTGTTCATTTTTTCATTCTCCTTTGAAATAATGTATTTATAATAACTCTTTCGAGGTTATTTAACGAGTACTATCAGCAATTGCCGGCGCTGATAGCATTGTCGGATCCATCGCCTAATGGATCACAGGATTCAAATGAGTCGGAGAATGATAACCCATTCTCCTCCTGCATATTATGAAGAACTATGTTACCTTTCACACAATTGTATATTCAAGGATAGGAGATCGTATGAAAACAAACAAATCATGTGCACACCTTTCGTTCTTCATAATTATATTATATAATTAAAAATAATTATATTCCCATAAATAAAGAGAGTGCTATTTCTAGCACTCTCTTTAAATCATTTTAGAATCTAATAATATTTGTAGAATTATTATAAGGATTTCCTCTAAATAATCCTACAGATTCTATTGGGAATCCAGAGACATTGTCTTTAATGATTTCCGAATATTCAATAAACGGAAGAATCCATCCAGGCAGTGGCTCATTTAAAGGAATTGCAATAGAGTTGATTCCTGTAGAGTATTCTCTAGTCTTCATCAGTTCAATTGCTCTTTCATAAACTCCTGGGAATGTTTCTCTTATTCTATCTATATTTTTCATATTCATATCAACCTTTACGACGTCAACAGAATTTCTTATAGACAGATCAAGGGCTTCGGTTCCAGGCTCATGAAGAGCATTATAAGCATGAGAAGCTGTAATACCTTGAATCCTCATAGGATTCTCATAAGATGAAAGAGATTTGACCTTAACAGGCTTGAAAAATTCTTTCTTACCAGCATTAATAGAGTCAAAGATCTCCTTCTCAACTTTTGCAATATCTCTCAATATCTGAATTTGATCTATAGTTTCAGTATTAAGAATATCATCGTACAGAATAGTTTTAAGACGTTTCTGCACAGCCACGTTAGTACTTGATTTTACAAATGCATCCATACCCTTAATATCAAGAGACTTCTCTTCAGGAACTCTATTTCCCTCCTGAAGTTCCATCTTAGATGCATAGTGTTTCTTTGCATCTGTAATCAATACACGGCGAAATAGGAATTCATTCTTGAGTGAAATTAGACATGCTCTTTCATTTGTAGAATGAGCATTATCACAATACCTCTCCATATAATCATTCACAAGAATTCCTATACAATAAGCTAAGATATTTATAATAGAATATCTTAATCCATCTTGAGGAATAATGACCATTGGATCTATAAGACGATCTACTTCAATGATATCATCATTAACAAAACTATATTCATCAACTTTCTGAATGGGTTCAGAAATTTCCATATTGCCATCAGCAAATTCAGCAGCATTTACTACTTCATTCTTAATAGCCATGGGAATACCTACGCACATTTCTCTTACATAGCGATACCATCCATCAAAAGATACAATGGCACTATCCGTGTCTTGTATAATACTTACAGATCTGATCATAGATGTCATCTTTTCAATTTTGTCAATGATTTGGAATCCATAATATACATATTCTTTCAAGACATCGCAGAATTCCTTAAGAGCCTCAAGAATTTCTTCCGGAGGTTCATTAGGATCAAGGAAAGGTGCTTTAAGAGTTTGAAGAAGATAAAGTATTGCTTGCTTAATAGGAGCATTATCAATAAAATGGAACAAGTTATTCTTATAGAAGAGTCTATCAAGATTATCTTGATCCAGCTTACAAAGAACTTCCCACACAATATGCATTTCATCTTCTGAAGGAGTCCATCCGAATCCTGTTGAGCTCATAAGTTTAAAGAAGCATTCTTCAATAGAAGCATGGTTAGTTATAATATTATAGCTATTATAATGACGCTTCTCAAGATGAATTACATTATGAATAAACTCCATAAGCTCATTAAGGGATCCAAATGGAACATTGTTGTTTAAGAAACTTTCAAAGAATAATGCTGCTGTACTATTACAAGATTTGCCTTGTCGAGTAACACTCGATGCTGTATAAAGATTGTAATATATGCAAGAGTGCTGTCCCGTCGCACCATAGTCGATGTGTTCATATGGGTCGCTAATCCATACAGTTCTTTTATGAACTTCTCTATATCTCTATAGAGTCCAGACTATATCTTCACCAGTTAAGGTGTCCAGTACAGGATCTCGCGGTTTTGAGACCTCTTAGTCGTTGAACCAATTTTAATTAGATATTAGAATTTGTATTTACAAGAGATATCAATAAAACTTTTTCTATTACGGATTAATCTAATTAATTCGTAATTTTGTTTGTCATCTCTTGCTGATTTAAGAGTTTTACCAAAGACTTTTTCATATACAGCTTTATTATCTAATCCTAATTCTATATATTTGCAAATATCTTCGATAACTTCCTTTGAGTTTGACCTAAATCTTTGATCATATTCTGGAAAGGTATAATCTTTCGATATATGCCCCCATGCAATACCTCTATAAATATTACCAATCATGTCCATATTATTGTCTGTAATCGGGATATTCATTGTAGATAGTATCTCTTTGTATCTCATTCCTTTTGAAAGCATTTCGCATATTTGACGAACTTCGTCATTTGTAAACTTTGCTAAATGACTATTTTCTCCAATATGATTTAATGCTAATCCGGTTTGAAAAGCGTGTTGAGAGTTCTCTTTTGGGGTACTCCACTCAAGATTAATATCATGATTATATTTCTTATTTCCATTTTTATGATTAACCTGAATTTGATCGTTTTCTTTTTCAGCAACAAAATTTTCAGCTACAAGCCTATGAACTAAAAGAGATCCACTTTTAATTGAATCATTGTGTCTTAAAGTTACAGACTCATATCCTGCTGACTGATTACTATGTCTGACATATTTATTCATTTTCAGATCATAGATATTTCCAAAATTGCTTATAAGATATTCACCAGGATTGATTCCATGATAAATCAAAGGTTTCCATACTTCATTATCGTCTTTATTATAATAAATTAACGGGTCATGTAGAATCATATTTTATATGCCTCCTTTCTATTATTATAATATCTAATTAAAATTTCGGCTGCTGATTGCCCATTGCATATTAATCCTTAGAGTTTCCTCATAGATCATCTCATAACTTGTTTCTGACTTTCGTCTCCATATAGGCTTATGAGCTTTAGGGTGTCCCAGCAATTCTCTGGATATTTGTCTTCCACCTTTTCAGATAGAATGGGCAATCATATTTACCCATTGGCATCGATTTTCAACAGAAGTTGCAAAAGATTATACTTCTCAAAATCTTCAGACCCTTTCGGATACTTAAACATTTCTTTTTTCATCTGCTTACGAGCAGTAATAAATCCATCTATCAAGTGATAGACCGGATTTGGCATTGTTCCATGGCGATTAAATAATACACCATAGGACGTTATGATTGGTTCTTTAGATATGATATAATCTGCCAAAGATCTTACTGTCATATCTACTTTCTTTTTCTTATAATTATTATCGATTACTACATCTGCATCTTGAAAATGCCTAGATATAGAATCGTCAATAGCCGCTGCCAGTTCACCATCCGATAAAAGAGGGAAATTCATCTTCATCATAGGGAGCATGATTTCCTTATACTTTGTTATAGTAGGACTGACTGGATAATTGGCTAAAGGTGTTCGTAAATTGTCATAGTTCAAAATTGCTTTCATTTACGCTTCTCCTTTTTGATATTAATTACGTGTCCGAATATTCTTATTTCTTTACCACCATCTCTATTAAATACATAAGCGGCTCGTTCTTTACGATATTTCTTACTATATTTGCAGAGAATTTCATCTACAATAATAGCATTTGCTTGAGTGCCATGTACTGGGTCGACAATATAATAGTCTTCTCCTAAGAGGTAATCACATAACCCGTTGATAGCTTCTTGCGAAGATATTTCCTTATCTTCAAAAAGCTGCTGTATTAAGGGTCTTGCTGTTTTCACATTAATCGTCCTCCTTAAGGTTAATAATGATAATAATCGCATTTCTACCTTCTGGATGAGCTTTCTCATCCAATGTAAAGATAGTAATACTGCGATCAAAATTTTCATATTCGAATACGGACTCTACCGTCTCGGTATCATAGCCTAATTGCATAATTGAAGTATCACTTCTGAGATACAAACGATTATGCTCTGAATAATCTATTATACCAGCATCTGAATTGATAATAAAGGCATTATGATGCTGCGCTAAGAAACTAGTTCTATGTGCAATATCAATAACCATTGCGAAGAATGCCCGTTTAAAATCCCCATCAGATGGATTATTCATATCCTGAATATTTGCCATTATCTCTTTAATTAGCATCTCCATTGCTACCATCTTAAATGGAGCTCTAGGCAGATTAAGAATCTCCATGTCTGGATTCAAGGACATGGAGGATAAAGCTGTAGTTGTTTCTTCATCGTACATTCTCGTTAATACCGTACAATATTGATTTGGTTTGTACTTTTTAGAAAAATCATCATTTAATGCCATATATGGATTTCCTTTATACCATATAGCATTTAAACGATTAGGAGTTTTTGCTGTCTCCGATATTTTGTGTGCTTGATATTCAGTGTTCATAAACCACACCTCCATTTATATTACTGTTTTCAAGCCGATCAAAGTTCATATTATGATCATATTTATATTATCTAACCGAGCAACATTTATGTAATCTAAATTTTTAAGGAGGCTGTTACAAATGTTTTATGGCAATGTTTCCAGCGGCGTATTTGGTGGGGCAGATGTTAAGCTCGAGAGTGTGCTCAAGAACCCCAACCAATTCCGTGAAGCTGTAATTTGTGAAACCATTAGATCCCTTCCCTCTGAGAAGATCAAAGAGTTCTGCACTTCTGAAGAGGCAAAGGCAATGATTAATGAAGGATATATTACTCAGGATACTATCGAAAGACTTGCTGATAGCTGCGATACAAGCATCTTCAAGACTACTGTTTGTCACATGGCAAAAGAGGCAGATGATCCCGACTGGGATGCATTCGTAATGCATCAGATTGAGTCTCGTAGACTTATGAATGATATGATTGCGAAGTATGGCGATAAGGCTAAAGATATCGCCGATAATGCTCAGACCGACTTTGTTGAGCATTGTGTTCCCGAATACTTCCGCAAGTAATATTAACTAACTATATTGTAATCGGTGAATGGGTCGTGCAAGATTCTTTTCATGGATATTCCTTTCTTAAAAATATAGCAAGAGGGCAATAGTCCTCTTGCTCTATTTTTTATTTTAGGCATATATTATAATTGTGATTAGATGAAGAAATTTAGATAATTACCTTATCTAAAACACTTCATTAATAAAGGAAAAACTTTTATCAAATCACAAAAAGGAGAATGAAAATGGAAGGTTACTATAATGCTTTGTGTCGACTTAATACAGACGAGTATGCGGTCGATGCTCTTAATCATCCAGAGAATTATGGTGTATATGCGGCAGTAATATCTGGTACACCGATTCGTATTAACACAAAAGATATTACGGTAGAAACTTGGCAGAGTCATTATGATTCTGTCCTTAATCTTCTGAAAGATGGTATTGAAACAGAGACTGTGCAAAAATGTTTCATTACTATTACATTTGCAGATGGTATTGTTGTAGAACTCGCTATCACTGACTATCTCATCAATTTGATGATGTGGAATATGCTGATTCGTACAAATCATCAAATCGAATCGAAGCATATCTTTTTCGACACCGAGATTAAGAAAGATACGATTAAAGATTATATTGATATATTCCTTATCGATGTAAGTCGTAAACAGTTCACAAATAAAGAGCTTAATAATATTATTGATGATACATTGTATAGAATTCATGATATTGATGGGTTTGCAATGTATTTGTCAAATACAGTTAATCTCGAAGACAATGTATTTCTTATGCAGAAATGTCCCGAGTTTAATGAGTGCATGCATGCAGATTTATCAAGTGTACCGATTGAAGATGTAAAATCCGTCGGTATGAATTATGCAAATCGTGCTATTGATATTATGAAAGATGCTAAAAAGTATCTCGGATATGATCACTGTCTTGCAGATGCCTGTAGAGCTTCTGAAGGTATCAATCCTAAGCAGTTTAAAGAGTTTACAATCAATATTGGAACCAAACCAGATGGCCATGGCGGAATCTTCCCCATTCCGATTCTAAACTCTTTCATCAATGGTGGTGTAGCAGATCCGCAGGATTATTTTATCGAATCTTCTACGGGTCGTACAGCACAGATTATCAAATATAATAACGTAGGCTCTTCTGGACATTTTGCGCGTCTTCTCGGATTGAATAATATGGACTCATTCCTGCATCCTGATCCGAATTATGATTGCTGTACACCAAATTATGTTCAAGTTGTAATCAAAGATAAGAATCATCTTAAGATGCTTCGTAATAGATATTATCGTTTGCATCCAAGAGGGGTTGAAAAGATTATTGGTCCTAAAGATAGTGATCTTATTGGGCAGCTTATCTATCTCAGATCTCCTATCACTTGTGCTTCTGCTGCAAGAGGACAGGGTATCTGTTATAAGTGCTATGGAGATCTTGCGTATACCGTATACGATGCTGGTATCCATTTCGGTGTAAATATCGGACGTATCGCATCAGAAACTTTGTCGTCCAGCTTAACTCAGAAACTTCTTTCTGCAAAGCATCTTCTTGAAGCATTTGTAGAAAAAATTGTATGGGTTAAAGAATTTAATGAACTCTTTGAGATTGAAGGCAATATCATCAAGCTTAATAGTGAGGTAAGAGTTAATGACTATAAGTTTATTATCGATCCAGAAGCTATCGAGCTTGAAAATGAAGAAGATGATGACCTTGGTAACTTCGATGATGAAGAAGGTGGAGGAGGATTTGCAATTTATAATGAGTATGTCACCGAATTTGATGTACTTTGCAATGGAGAGCTGATCCATATCTCCAATGATAAGAACGCCAAGCTCTATATCTCTACTGAGTTTAATACTATTATTCGTAAGAAAGGAGAACCGATCGATGATAAGATCTCTATCGATTTTAGTGAATTGACTGAGATTCCATTGTTTATCGTTCCTATCGAGAATAATGAGCTTTCTAAAACACTTAATCACCTTGAACACTTGTTGAATAAGAATAGTACCATTAAGGGTATGGATATTCATCAGCTGCTTCAAGCTTTGTTAGCTACGGCTATTGAAGGTGGATTGAAGCTCGCTTCTACACACCTTGAAGTAATCGTATCTAATCAGATTAGAGATGCTGAAGATATTCTGAAGAAACCGAAATGGTTCCAACTTAATCCTGATTATGAGATCCTGTCTCTTAATAGAGCTCTAACTTGTAATCCTAGCGTTACCATTTCGATGAGTTACCAGAAAGTAAGTAAGCTTCTTTATAATCCGCTTACTTTCAAGAAGAATGGAACTTCGTTTATGGATCTATTCTTTATGGAAAGACCGCAGTATGCTATTAATGGAATCGATCTCGATCATGAGGAAGAGTTTGTTCCTAAGCCCGGAGAACTCTTTGAACCTATTGTTTATTTCGAAGATCCCAATAAAGTTACTGCAGCTGTATCTGCAGATGATATGGATACAGATGAATAATTATATGGAGAGTGGTAATCAAATACCACTCTCCTTCGAATATTTTCCATATTTATTTTTTATGTAACTTTAACGTAATTATAGAAAAGGAGAGTGATTTATCTTATGAGTAGTTTTAATGCAAACTCTCAAGCTTATAATATCGCTACCGAGAATGAGCTTGCAGAGGTTTTGTCTCACTACAGTTCTGAATTTGTATTCAGTATTATTGACAAATCTATGAGCAATCGTTTTTTGACAGTTCCCTCCGTTGCAATCCCGAACGTTGTAGGAGCATGGGAGCAGAACTTTAAAGCAATTATTGCTCAATATGGATCTGATAGTACTATGGAGGTTGCTAGAGTAAGATCCGAAACATACCGTGAAATTATCGATGCTATTTGTAAAGAATTCAATCTGAATTTTACAATTGATGATAGCGTCGATCTTTATTCTGCTGCATACCAGCTTTATGATTTGTTTGTATGTAATTTTGCAGAGAGTCTTACTACATTCTTTGCTAATTTCATCTATCGTGAAAGATCTAGCTTGTACGATTCGCTTGGTCTTGCCGATATGAAGAAAAATAAAGATAGCAGTACAATCTATGGCAAGAAGATCTATAAAGATATTAAACTTGCGATTATCAATGCAAATATTGATATGGTGATTAGAGAAGTTTGTGCAATGGAGTTCCCCTTCCATGCAATTATTTCTTTGATTTGTGGAAATACTTCTGAGCTTAAGAAGTATATTCTTACCATTGTAAGTGCAGACAATACATTCTTCCAGAATGCTTATGTAACCGCACTTAATTCTGATATCAGAGCAGAGCTTATTACAGCTATTAGAATTAAACTTCAGAAGCTTGCACTTTCTCATGAGCAGATTGTCGATGCTTCTGAGCTTAATGTTGTAGCTCAGCCTGCTGCCGAAGACCCCGCTGAATAATTTTAAGGAGAAATAAAACAATGCCTGAAAATAAGAATAATGAAGTAGTTCATGAGGCCACAAATGCTATGCTAGATAAGGATACAGAGATTCTCTCTGATATTATCGAAGTAGCAAAAGCTGAAAGAGAAGCTAATCCAGATGCTGACATGGAAAAAATTGCCGCATCTGTTGAAGTTAATCCAGAGGCTGAGCTTGAATCAAGACGTATAACTGTACCTACTGGTGCAGATGAAAATGCCATCGATCTTATTGCTAAAGAAGTTGAAGATATGCCTTCTGTAGATATTGATATATTTGATGCAGCGGATCCTGAAAAAGTAGATGCAGCAATTGAGAATCTTACTACAGAAAATGCTAAGGAAAACTTCAATCTTAGTGATGAAGAGACAATGGTATTTATGGATATCATCCATAATTTTAATAAGCCTGGCTATAGAGTTTATAATAATCTTCCCGATTCTGTAAA